TTTTGACATCATTCACCTCCGAAGAAATTAACAGGAACCAGATCGGAGATTTCTACCGACTTAAAACCAAGAGGTTTACGAATCTTACCGCTCTTATCTTTCAGCACATAACAGTCATATTCACTGTTGTAAAGCACATGCCAACCTTTTTGATGATAATACTCGTCAAAATCTTTGCCCAGCATCTGTGTCGGATACTTTTCCATATTGTTAAGGCACACACGCTCAATAGCTTTGTTCACATTAAATCCAGCTTTCTGCATCTTCTGCATGAGTCCTGCCACAGTGACAAACGCATCACACACGCCGTCCAGCATTTCCACAGAGTTTTTCTCTGCAAAAGCTTTCTCAAGCTCTTTCACTTCCTCTACAACAACTTTAATTTGTGCATCGATACTCGCTGCATCAACATTTTCAAAGTTACCAGCAATATTGTTGAATGCGTAGACATCCCAATAATGATCTTCAATGTGCATATTATTTCCCCACGTTCGTAAGACTGTTATCACTCTTATGCTCAGAGACATTCTTGCGCCCCCTGTTTTGCTTCCCACAAGAAAGGCAATTATACAGCATAAACTCAGATGTTGCAGTGTAATATTTCTTGTCAATCTCAGCCAACTTCTCACTGCCACAGCACACACAACGCAGCTTTCCAGCAGGCTCGTACAGGGCAACATTTGGGTGTGTCTTGCTCCAGTGGCGAAGACGCATATATACTTCCTCTAGCACTACAACATCCTGAATGTTGTATTCAAGCATCTCGTCAAAGGCTTCGTCTTCCATTGCCATGCACCGTGTCCACAGTTCAAAGCCGCTGTGGCTTGCTTTACGTTGCAGGCCAAGGTATGCGGCAATGCTGTCGAGGCTGTTGCTCGGGAAGCGGAACTCTGCTTTGGCAATCCGCAGCGTGTCAACAATCTTGCTAGGTGCAGGAGGAGTCATTCCAAGGGCAACCATACGAGTCTTGATGAGCGGAATGTCGAATTTCTGAGCATTGTGTGCCACACACAGGTCAGCTTGACTCATCAGGTCTGCAAGCTCTCGCACAAGCACTTCATCATTGCGCGCCTCATAGATTCGATTGGATACAATGGTTGGCTCACCAAGCCACTTTGCAGAATACGTCAACAGATATCCTTCGTGTACCACTTGTTTCTGGCTAACATTGTTATCCCAACGGCCCCACACATAAGCAGTGGTCGGAGCGCATTCGATATCAAGTAGAAGAATCTTAGCACCCTTGGGTACAACACCTTCCACAACCTCCACTTCACTTTCACGGAACTTGAAGTACTTGCGCAGTGCGTCGCTCACAGTGCTCTTGGCTTTATTAATCCTGCGGCTGATTTCCCTCCAAGACATGTCAGGGTTTTCGTTAGCCATACGAATTGCTTCAACGGCCCAATCTTTATCTGCAATATTCATTTAATCTCCTTCGCCGCTTTGTCCTCAATAGCCTTACTAATCTTTTGAAGCTCCCATAAAAGCTCTTTCTGCATTTGCCAGTTGAACGTTGTGTCACCGTGAATTTGCATGAGCACGTACCATACGAATATAATGAAAATCAAAATGAAGAATAAGATAACGCTCACACGCCCTCCAACTCTTTAATCTTGTCACGCAGATCATCTTGCCTAGCGCGATAGTTCCCGATGAGACGGAGCTTGTGCTCCACATCCTGTTCGTTCAACTTAATCGATTGTTCAAGCTGCGCAATCTGTTCTTCAAAATCTTTCAGATCACGCTTCTGTTCTGCGGTGAGAGGTTTCTTGTCGAGGATTTTCCAATCACCTTCTTTAAGGTAGCTGCTAATTTTCTGTTCTGTGTAGTGACTACCTTCACGACCACCTGCTGAGTTCCATGTAATGTGAAACATCTTTCCGTTAAGGCGCTTGGCTTTGAAAAGCTCGTCATCCCCTTCAACATTAAAATAAAACTCATCTGGCAAAACAACATCTTCTTGCTTCGGAGCCTCGTCTACAACCAACCATCCACCACTCTTAACCCAGTCGTGCGCGTCATCTGACGTACAAGTTAACCGCTTAATTTCACCAATAGCTTTGTGCCAGCCTCGTGCCCAATTGATTTCGTAAGCTCCGTAAGCAAGTCGTGTTGCGGTATGGGTGTAGCCGGGGTGAGTGTCAACTCTAAACTGAAATTTGTCTGGAAGCTGTTTCATCATTTCTCCTTAAGATTGTACAACAAACGTATTCTACTCTCGTTCTTGCGTATGCGCAAGGGTTATTTCACATTACGAAGAATTTCCTCTACAGCCATTCTCCGCTTGTCAGGGTTGCTAAGCTGCCCATCTGTGTATCCGTAATCATAGCAAAATTGCTTCACATCTTTCACAGGCTTCTTGCAGATGGCAATGGCAAGCTTCTGCACTTGTGCCTCGTCTTTTGTGTAGCCGTATTTGTCCATAAGAGTCTTAACATCATGGCACTCGTGACACAACACTTGAAGCCCTTCAGGTCCACAGAAAAGACGTTCTACAAAGTCTGCAATGTCGTCCTTGCATGTCAAACTACCCGCAGGAATCTTATGGTCAACAGCTACCTGCTTGCTCTCAAAAAGCATATCGCACTCTGCGCATAAGTAGCTCCATTTGCGGCGCTTGTTGTCGCCTTTGTATGGCACCTTGGCTTTGTCGAGAGCTTCGTAGATGGCACTCCAGCGACGGGAAAGTTTGCGGAGACCGCTTCTCAGCCACGTATAGAATTCTACAGGCTTCTTATCTTTCTTACGGCCTGTAGACATATCCCTCCGCTTCATTCTTGTTGCGCACATAGTGATACACATTAAGAATCTTAAGACCGCTAATGTCCCAGCCAATGAAACGCTTCACAACACGTTCTTCGTACGTTAGCGTGTCAACTACTTTCCAGCCATACCACGTTTCTACAGGCATGTATCGCACAACATAAGATTTGTGTTCAGTCATTTAGTTGACCCCTAACTTTTCTAGAAATTGATGATCCATATTCATCGGTAGCATACTCAAAAGACTTCACGTAACGTAGAAGTTCTTCTTCACTTTTTACGGATGTTCGCACCGAAACATCTTCAATACCGTAAAAAGTGAAAGTTGTATCTCTCCCTTTTAGTCGGCAGTGATTAAAGAACGTCATTAATTTTATTCCTAGGGCTGACAGGGCGTCTTTGAGACATCGCACGCTGCCGTCAGGCAACTTAACATCAAGACGTTTAGGCTCTTGCGGTGTGGTGAGTGCATCGACAACTGCCCACTTGAGTTTTCCAACACGATCCACCAAAACTTTTTGTGGGATACCTGTTAAGTGTGACCACTCAGCTATGTTTAATGAGACGCCGTGGAACTCAAGCTGTTTGTTCTGGCTTGTGTTGTTTGTCTGCACCTTACGACTCGCCCAAACACAATTTGCCGCACAGTAGTCTTGTGTGGAGTCTGTTCTCTCAATTTCAGCTTTGTCAAATGGTGGCTCACCCATGTCCGACAAAAATGTTACGAAGCCCTCACCAGAGGGTGTGTGCCTCCATGCTTCACACACCCTCACACCCTTACCGCCGTAGTGTTTGTAGTCCTTCCGTTTAGGATCATAGCAGCGCCGGTTCATGTCAAAGTATGCTTGCCACAACACGTGGTTAGAGTGCCCGTGAGTTTTTTGCCTCTCGCCAGCCATCTCGGCAGCAAAGCATCCACAGGAAGACGATTGTCCGTTCAACAGCGAGTCCTGCCTAACAGATTTAGTATTTCCGCAAACACATTGACAGTCGAAATACCTTATCTTTTTAGACTTGTTTAACACTGTCCAGCGGCCGAATACTTGTCCGACGCTCACCCTATTTTCAGTTTGCGCTCTCGTCATACCGAACTCCCAACTTGTCTATCGTCGCCTTCACATCAATCTTATCACCCGGTTTTCGCAGCATCATTGCCATAGAGAAGCATTCCTGCATCACGTACAACCAATCAATTTCCACCGGCCCCTTACAACCTTCTACAGTCTTCTTTTCAGGATACAGCTTTTTGAAGATTCTTACAAGCGCTTCAAACGCTTCCTTGTCATTCTTGGCGCCCTTAAGTTCTTCATAAGCCGACTTTGGACCCCACTTCAAATCAGAAAAACAATTTGCGGCATAGTTATCTGCGCTGTCAGATGAGCCCACTTGAAAATAGAGCCACATCCTGCCATCGCCATCAACCTCCTTACCGTTCAGAAACAGCTTGCCAAATCCCTCGATAAGCCTTGGAGCCGTATCCTTGTTAGGGTTGTAATGCCAACCTGAGCATTGTTTGGCGTCCTTATCCTCAGCGACACCGCAAACTCTATCTTCAGGCTTCCTGCCGCCCTTAACCCAATTGTTGTACCCTTCCAGCACGGACATATTAAACGCGTCGTCTGCCTCGATTCCCTCTACACAACTTGTCGAGTGACGATCACACACATATTGCTTCATCTTGTCCAGTAAGAGGGGGCGCATCAAGTCATCGCGGTCTTTGTAGTACAGCAGTGTACAGATGTCGTGACGAAATACATTACCTTTGCCCGTAAAACCGATGTAGTGGTCGGTCCCTAAGGTCTTACAGATGCTACGAATCTTATCATCGATAATCTTCTTGGCACCTTCCCACGGCGAGATGAAGTAATCAAAACGTTCGTCAGGCTCGCCAGTAAACTCGTCAACCCCTTTAATTTTGAATGGTCGTGGGCGCTGGCACTCTACAACTTCAAAATCTTCAGGCTTCCAGTAATTGTTGCCAAGCTTTTCGTTCTCTTCTGCGATCCAACCACCTTCTTTTTTCTTGTGATGGCCCCATAGTGCAGTTTTGTTGGCGAACTCCATCTTACGGCCAGTAGGTTTGTGCGTAGCAACTATGAATCTTTCTTCTGCAACACTGACTGCCTCAAATATGAGAAAGTCCATATCAAAAACAATTTGTTTCATAAGCCATGCCTTTCTGAGTAACCCGCACCCTGAGTTTGCAAATCTTCCATAGCCCCTTGTCTGTGAGTAAAAGCCAACAGAAATGCTGTAGATTCGCCTAGCTTGTTGATAGAATAGTTGGCACGACATTGTTGACCGTCTAATGACCTCCACAATGCAGTGTAATACCAATACTCTTTACCTCCTTCAAACTTACAAGTCTTGGCAACCCCAGTGAATCCTGTTTTGTTGTGCGAACGCTTCTTGGTATTACGAGCGTTCATTTTCATAGTGCCGAGACGTAAATTATCAATTTTGTTATTAGCAGGATTACCGTCGATATGGTCTACTATATGGTTTACAGGTATCGGACCATTGAACATTTCCCAAACGACCCTGTGCACTCTCAAACCATAACCATCCACACTAGTTTCAAAGTAACCATTCGACAAATTCCCAACCTCATCACCTTTTGCTACTTGCACACGTTTCGGCCTTCCCGTGTACATTGTCTCGTTCCAACGCAAGCAACTTTTGCTACTCTCATCGTAATAAAAATGTTGTTCCCACATACACCCTCACTTAAAAGAAAAGCCACCTACCATCTCTGACAGGTGGCCTCTTGGCATTAGACTATATTAAAAGGGACTCCCGATGTCTTCTTCCTCTTCAACTTTAGGTTCAGCTTTCTTAACACTCTTACTTGCGACACCCTCTTCCTGTTTCTGCACAACTTTCAGGTTGTCAGGTGTTGCCTTCAGCTCCACAGCACCAAAGTCGGCAGTGACTCCACCGTTACCACCATACTCCACAAGATTCTCTACAAGGATAGCCGACAGTTCTGCAAAGACGCCAAAGTCGTTGCTGGTTTCACGATACGACAACTTACCGAACGAACCGTTGCCGACTTGTTTATCATACGTGATGTCCACATTACCATTCTCTGTAGCCAGCAGGACTCGCGGGAAATACTTCTCAGGCGTTTGACGACCATCCTTGATGTGATTCTTTTTGCTCTTGATGACGTATTGCTCGTCTTGGTCAGGGAACGGAACTTCGTCAACCTTATACTTGACCTTGAACTCGTCATTGTCAATCTCTTTGGCCTTCTGCTTCTGGAACTTCTTGTTGTACTCCTTGGCAGTCTTCTTATCAACCACACAATCGACAACGAACTCGCTGTTGGTTTTCACAAAAGCCGGGACGGGCGATGCGATTTTGGTGTAGAAAAAGTAGACATTATCGATAACGGCCATTATTATTTCCTTTAAAAATCGTGCACATATTGCACATTATAGTTGGAGCATCACTTAGATGCCTAAAATTTGCCCTGAGAATGCAGAGACTACATTTACTACTTCTTTACATCATCAGGTGCAGCAGGAAGCCTGCCAGTAGGGCCAGAGCCGACACACCGATAATCTCGATAGACGCTTGCACACCTTCCTTTTCTTGCACAGTAGTGGTGTACGGGTTATACCGGAACGTGTTCACAAGAATCTCAAATCCAAACACAGCTACAATCGACAATGCGGGCAGGCCAAATACAGCTACTGCAAACCAACTCCACAGCATCGTAACCGTGAATGCGTGGAAGCCTGTGGCAACAAGACCCAGCACAAAACTCATAGCAATCTCAACACCAGTCTTTTCTTTCTTCATACAGCATCCTCACTATCATAAAGTTTCAACACTTCAGCTTCAATCTCAGCCCAAGCTTTCGTGCCAAGAAGATTGCTGATTTCAATATCATCGACATGCACTGCTTCGATAATCACTTCCTCTGGAGACTCAGGTTCATCTGCCGTAGCAGGAATGGCTTGGTAGAACCTGAATTCCACTTCTAGCTGGACTCCTCTGAGTTCAATTTTACGAGTGAAGAATTGTTTATTTGTTTCGGAATAACTCAAGAATGTCCTCCCAAATCAGTAGTACCCCAATCTTGACGAGCATCCATCTGTAAGATAATTCACTCATTCTCCAACTCATCCATCTTATCCCGCAGACCGTACAGCACCTCAAGACGTTGATGACGCTCCTCTACGTGCTTTTCGTCACGAGAGATGAGCCATTGGAGATGGGCAATTTCATTCTCTACTTGCTCTCGTGTCAGGACGACAGCCGGTGCTTGCTCTACAACTGGTGTATCGTCGATAACAATTTTAGCTTTTTCTTTCACACTTCCTCCTTAATAACTGAAACATCATTGTACACTAATTTCTCCGGAGACACAAGCATTCTATCAATCTCCCCGATAAGATTGTTGACAGTACGTAGGCTTTTTACAACACCTTTTGCATCTTGTGCTGCGTGTCCATGCTTAAAAAGCCAATCCATTAGTTTGAAGCTCTTTGCCCTGTAATAGTTGTGCAGGTTGTCTTTCTTGTATAGCACCCCTTTTGGGAAGTCCTCAGGCAAGCTCACGAAGTATGGGAAGCGAATATACACATCCTTCCTCTTCAATGTGATTGCCTCTACAACAGCAGCAGCAAGAATCTTATAGTCCTCGTCAGAAGCTTCCCTTGTGGTGGCTCTAAGCTGGTTAGAGGGCTTTACACGCTTAACCATAACAGGATTTATCCGAACCAAGAGTGCGACTCGTGTGTACGCTCACTACATTTACCGCAACACGCACACTCATTCCAGTATTCGGTATATGCTGTATCGTTATAGCTTCCGCTGAAATAATACTCACGAGGAATTAGTTCTGTGTGCGGGCAAACCTCAACACCCGTCATGAACGGATAGCCTCGTGCAAACACTTTGATATCAAGCTTGTCGATAATGACTTGCAGAACGGCGTTTTCAAAATCTTCTTGCGTTTCAAATGTAATCATTTAGTCCTCCTTGTTAAATTTCTTAAACCCACCAACTTCCTTCATAGCAGCTTTTGCCACGTCCAACACAGGTTGCTCGTAATCAAACGGTTTACGGCTCCCATGGAAAAACTTGGCTGCATCTTCGGGCGGGAGGGCGTCGTACTCTCCGTTATATCGTTCTTTGCTCATTAATCCTCCGTATAAAAGCGTTGTGGCACATATTGCCAGTTACTCCCATTCCACGCTACGTCGCGTGTGCTTGCGGTTGTATTCCAAGGCCGATTCGTCTTCTTCTGCCATGTCAAATCCGTCTTGCCATTGCTCGTAGTCGTCTGTGCCCTCGTTGTAGGGGTTGGTTGTTTTGCCGAAAGCATAAGCTCCATATCCTTCGTAAAAAATCTTACTGCGCATGCTGCTGTTTCCTTGTTAAGTTCCGTGGCGTTCAGTGTACCCGGCCCCTTGCCGGTTAAGTTCTTCGATCATTCTAGCACGATATTCACATGCTAGGCGGAAAGCTTCATCGTAACCATGTACAAGCACGCTAAACACTTTAGACATCGGTTGACCTGTGATGTCGTTCCACGTAGCATACCAGTATTGGTAGTTTTTGCCTTCGATTACTTTGCCAGTAAAGGTAACGCCAGTCACTCCCGACGAATTGTTCTTCGCCTTCTTTACGTTTCTTCGATTGATTTTGCCGTCTGCATGCCGCAGGTTACTCTTAAAATTGTTAAGTTTGTTACCATCCTTATGATCCACTTTCACTGGGTGGAAACCATGCATTAGAAACCAGATAATCCTATGTACCTTGTATTGTTTCTTACGAAACCCTACCCTCCAGTAGCCATTGGCACAAATTGACCCTGCTACATCTCCAGCCTTGACCATTGGTGTTTCAAAGTTCTTTCCTTTGTACCTGTCAACTTTCCACCTAATGCAGCTAGGACTTGTCTCGTCGTAATAAAACCAATCGTTCCAATCAATTTCCATCAGTGCACATCCTTCCAACTTCCATTATACGCCATCTTCCCCTCTCCATCAAGATCAATAGGAAGTTTAAGATATTTTCCAGCTTCCTTGATACATCCGACAGACATTACCCGTATTTCCTCGTTAATTCCGTCCTCTGTCAACCAGCTATATTCGTCGTGCGTGAGATTGGACCTCCAAGTAATCTTTCCTTTGTAAAGGTAGTGTGGACGCCCTAAATCATCCAAATGCATCTCGCCTAGTTTAGCATCCATAAGACACGCAGCAATTGACATAGAGATAGCACCTAGTGATTGACCAAGACAGTTAATAATCTTGTTCTTGCTACGAATGTTAAGAATCCTGCCATCCCATGCTGGAAGATGCTTTTTCTTACCTGCACCGTTGTAATAAGCCTCTGCTTTCTCCTTTAGCATACCCAGCCCAGCGTTCTTAGTCCAGTAGTTGTTGTACGCAATCGTTGCAGCGGGCATAGACAAGTTAAGACTACTAGCAAGCTTAGGAATTCCACCACCGTATGCTAGCAGGTATGCCCCCGTCTTGGCTTTGTTGCGATACGGCTTGAATTCGGTCTTATCTTTCAGACCTTCCTCATTGATATCAAATTTCTTCTCAATCTCAGGAAAGAATGCGAAGGCATTAAAAGTGTGGCTGTCACCTTCCAGAACCAGACGCGCAAACGCCCCGTCGTCATGCTTAAATGTATAGGCCGCAAGCGTTCTGTTCTCAAGAGCAGCGGCATCGGTCCCGATGTACCAGTACCCTTGCGGGCATACAAACAAGTCGCGCATCTCGTAGCCAAGCAACACTTTAGGGTCAGCTTTCGGACAGTTTACTACAGTTTTATGCTTCACACGAAACGTCGGAGTGTATCCACTAATCTCGCTACTCAACCTGCCATCAAATTCCAATCTCCAGTTGCTTAGCCACCCATTTACAACACCAAGTCGATTACGATATGAAAGGAATTTAACAACTTTAGCCGGAATTTCGCCGTTAAGCTTCAGTAAGTTTGGGCAAAGCTGCCCAGCCTCTTGAATCTTAGGAGTCGTCTTAATTACTTGACCTCGTGCATCTTTGATAGGTTTGTTGTCTGGACCTTTCTTGACGTTCCAGAGGGTAGGTTTCCACCCCGCTTCTAGGAAATATTGTTTGATTTCAGCATTGTCCTCAATCTCCATAGGGAGTTTAACGTTCAGGATGTCATTTGCTACCAACTTCTGTTTTAAACCATATGCGTGCACAAACCCTTCACTGTCCAGCGTTGCTGAGTGCTTCTCAAGCCATTTAATGGTGTTGGCAGACAGTTCGCCCGACTTAGTATAGGGTTTGCTAGGCATTTTATAGAACGCTTGCTCCGCCGTCTTCATGGCCCGTGGAGGAAGCTGTGGATCAACCTCAGCTTTCAACTTTGCCATCTCTACTTCAATTTTGGCAACTAGATCAAGTGCACGTTCTTTGTGGAACGGACTTCCGCTATATGCCTGCGCAGAATACAACCAATAATCCTTCTGCATCTGCCGGAAGCTCGGATGAATCCAGTTATCCTTGCCATACATTTCAATGGCCTTAGCCCACAAACGCTTGAACACACCTGCCAACGCCTTAACGTCGTCGTCACAATACTCTTCCATCAGCGGATGCCATTGTTTGAACTCAGCACCTTTTGGCGCGTTCTTGTCCAGTGCCCCGGCATCAATTAGCTTCTGACGAAAATCCATCTTTTCATCTTCACTACCAGTGGCAAGATACTCAAGAGAGTGCTGTGGAGAGTCGGGCGAAAGATACATGGATAATACATACGTATCGACAAACTGTACGTGCTTGCTGCCCAACCAATCCTTACCATTCTTGCCCACTCGCGGCTTTACATCATAAAGCTTCCACCATGTCCAAAAGTCAAATCCCAAGCCATTATGGAAGACAACAAGCGAACCATCAGGGAAGCTGTTAATCCACTCTGTTAAACCTTCTTGAATTTCTTTCTTTGACATACGAAACGGATACAGCTTTGTTGTGCGAGAACCGTTAAGACTGGTAAGACGCACGTACCAAGTCTTCGTGCACTGCAAATAAAGATCGTCCGTTTCTACGTCACCATACCAACCCACAACCTCTGTTCCCACACAACCTCCTTATTCCGTTTCGCCAAAAACCTTAGCAGCCTCTTCATAGCTATACGTCACAGCATAACCTTCTTGTTGTGCCACATGCGCCTGCTGAAGCCAGAATGCATCGTCTTCAGCAACCCAAGCTTCGATAGATTGCTGCCCTTTGAGGTTGTCTTTGAGGCAACGTTGAACCTCTTCAAGCTGCTTAATCTTCTTGCGGCTCTTGCGGATAAACTTGGATGCATCTGCAACAGAGTTTGACCAGTACTCAATCATTTTTACATCCCGCTCACCAGAATTTATTTCTGAGAGACGATCAATCTCAGCGTTCCATTGCTGTCGCCACTGTTTCACTTCAGCAGTCTTCTCATGAAGACCTGTCAAAACGTCTTCCATCACCGTGATAGTACGTTGAATCAGTGCTGCTTTCATTCCTCACTCCCAAAAATTTTATCAAAAATCTTATATGCAACACGCCCGATTGTATATCCTGTGTAAGCACATCCTACGTAGAACATAACTGATACGAAAATGAACATTATTTCCCCTTGCTATAAAAAGCATGCTTATAAGCTTCTTCCCAGCTATCGCAGAATTTCCAATCAGGAAACTTGGCCTTGATCTTCTGTACATATTTGTGCTCGTCATTGTACACAGTATTGCACTTCACAACAACTTTATTTTGTGCTGCTGCGATGAAATCCTTCTCCAGAGTGATGTGGCCTCGCTTGTACCACGCTTTGCAAATACTGAACGGGAAATGTGGGACAACACTCTTGTGCGTCTTATCATTCATGAGCATAAGCTGCACATTCACGCCATCCACGACTGCCGGGTAAACGCACAGCAACGACGGATTTAGCTTGTACCATTCTGGCAGATTGTCCGCAGATTGCTCAACATTGATGTCAAAGCCAACATGGCGAAGCATTTCTGCAACAATAGTAAGCTGCTCAACACTCGTGTAAAAGAAAATGTCAAGATCGGTAGCAGGCTTGCTAAAGTGCCAATCACGAGGTGCGCCACCAGCACAGATTGCAAACGGGTCGATAGGGAACAACTTGTCAAGCACTTTGTCTGCTACTACTTTTTGCTCTGCAATAATCTGCTCGTCAGTTTTAACTGTGAACAGTGGAATCTTCCAATTGATATCAGGCGGAAGATGCTTTGCTGCGAATGCTTCCTCTGCAACATCTGATTTAGTCGCAGGTTGTTTGAACGGTGTAGCTGGAGACACAAACCATTCACTTGCCTTCTTCAACTCATCCCCAACCATTACATACTCTTCATTCGGATGGTTCTTGAAATACTCCATGTCATCCGTTTTCATGATGATGCCGCTGTCGTAAGTAAAGAACCCTTTAGCGCTGTTATAAACTTCCGGATCACCACAGAATTTGTATCCGAGATTGTGCAGCAAGTTAGCAACCTGTGTACGCATACCGCCGAACACATCTGCGACTAAGATTTTCATGTTCTTAAACTGCTCACCGACTTTAATAAAGTTGCCGTCTACCAGAAGATACTCTTCAATTTTATGTTCTTTGAAATACTGCTCGTCATCCATCTCGTAAGTGATGCAATTGTCATTAGACCCAAACCCTGCTGCGAACAGAAACTTTGCGTCTGTGTGCACAAAATCTGTTTTAATTCCCACCCAAGCGTACCCTGCGTCAAACAATGCTTGCTGAATTTGTTCAGAATGTTGTGGGCTATTCACCCGAAACTTCATTGCTTTCATCTTCCCTCCTTAGAAATGTTAGAGCGTAAGAATTATAGCAAACTCTGTACGCTCGTGTCAATTAGAATTGTTGCGGGTTTTGCTCAAGCCAATCCTGTTTGTCATGCATAGTATGCGTAATGTTGTCATAGTAGTACTCGCCAACCATGCCAGTTCTGCCAGTCCAACGACACTTACTCATCTTCATGTGTGTGGTGTTTTTCTCCATCTCATCCTCAGCTTCTTTGTTGCGGGTAAAGATTAGGTTGCACGCACCAGACTTCAGAATTGCAGACGAGCCGTGGATGTCCTCTTCGTGCATATTGGCACCTGTGGAATTAGCCTTCTGCCCACTGCCAGACTTACGTACATGGTTGACGCAAATGAACGTACAATTGTGACTCTTGACCATACCCTTCATCCAGCGCATGAACACAGCTTGCTCCTCGTTGCTGAGTCCATCAAGAATATCTTGTAGAGGATCAAGCTCAATCACTTTGCATCCGCATTTGATGATAAGATTCATAATAAGCTCTTTCAGGCTTTCCAGACCACCATCACGTTCTTCTACAAGGTGCCAACGTGGAGTTCCGTCTTCATTGTACCAGAGTTCTTTAGCTTTGGCTTGTACTTCTTCGCTCTGCAAGAATTCGATCTTTTCCTCTACATCCTCGATAAGATCGATCTTACGGCCAATATGTCGGCTAAGAATCTTAGTTCCGTACTGTCCACTGTCACTTTCAAGAGTAACAACACCGATACGGTGAGGGCTGTTGAACACCCAAAAGTATGTGCATTCATCAACTATTGTTGATTTGCCTGTGCCACTGGCTGATGCAAGATTGACAATGACGCCAAGTGGAATACCTCCTGCCATCTCCTTCTGAACCTTGTGCATGAACGGGGGAAGAGGAACTTTAGGCGTACGAGCCTGCTCAATAATCTTATCCATGAGGCTGTCACTACCAATGATTCCATCAGGACTGTACGCAGGGGCAGAATAGAACAAACTGACAAACTGCTTCTCGCGACCCTTCTCAAGATATTCGTTGGCATCCTTAAGAGACAACTTCATCACGAACATCTTGCCCTTTGGCAGCACGTCAACAAGCTTCTTAACAGCATCCTTACCAGCATCATCGTTGTCATAGCACACAACAATCTTATCAAAATTATTGATCCAATCGTAATGCTTTTGAATCTGTTTGTAGCTGCCAGCTTCGCCAATGCCGCTGGATACTACAGGGATGGGATCGAAATCGCTGTTCTTACTTTTGCGATAGTTTTCAAGCATGAGGTATGCGCTCATGCAATCGACTTCGCCAGCAGTCAGTAAAAGGTACTTGCCAGTGGCATTTCTCCATTTCCACTGACCAAACAACTCGGAATCCTTACCAATCTTACCAACGCTATAAAACTCCTTCGGCAGACGCCTCACCTTGAAACCTGCTGGCTTGTACCCCTCGGTGTATGGATAGAATACCTCTGTTACAGCGCCAGTTGCCTCATCGCACTTAAAACGGCAAGCGTATGCCTTATACACTTCATCAGTAATACCTCGGCAACCTTGCCCACTCGTTCCTGTGTAACTCTTGATTTTCTCAACTTCTTCTTGAGTAATAAGTTCTTTAGTCATAATTTCATCGTCTTGATATTCATAATTGTCAACCCCTCTAGATTTTCTTTCAGAATCACTGAGAATGGAGAATCCACATGCAAAACAGTGTTTCCCCATGCCCTCCCCATAGTTTACAAGATTGTCACCTGAACTGTCTGCCCCCTTGGCTCTACACTTAGGGCAAGGTTCTTTAATCATCTATGGTCCTCCGTATAACCCGCACCTTTTGAGTTCATACTATTAATAGCGGCGTCTCTGGATGAAACTGCCATATCAAATGCAGTTTGCTCTCCATATTTGTTAATAGAAAACCACCGCTGTACAATCTTACCTGACAAATCTACCCAACTTGCCACGGCGTACTTATATCCTTTTTTGTGCGTCCAATGAACGCCCGTTTTACCACTCTTATTCGTCTTTCTCTTACCAGAATTCCTTAGGTTGTAGACTTGGTCAACGATTCGCAGATTTGCGACTCTATTATCACAAGAGTCCTTATTGATGTGGTCAACAACCTTCGGTCCGATATCGTTATGCCCGTTGACTTCAAGTATTTTACAAACGATTAAACTTACCTGATACTTAATCTTGTCAATGCTAACTATCCACCTTTTATCTCTTACACTTTTTGTTCCCGCAGGTTCCCCAGCACATCTTACTTTTATCTTTCCATGCACTCCTGCATACCTATCTTCTTTCCATCGTATGCAACTGGGGCTTGTTTCGTCGTAGTACAGATGGGCAGAGAAATCTATACTGTACTTATCGGCAATATCAGACATCAATCCTCCTTAAACTTCACCTCGTGCCCACTCATTGCCAACAAGTCATAAATTTCTTGTGCAATTTCTTGAGGCGTCATGACAGTCATAATGTCAGCAACTAACCCGCATCCGCCCTTCCAGTTTGTACCCCACACATGAACACCTTCGTCATGCACTTCAACTTCAAATTTATCCTGCA